GAAAAACTACAACACGGAGAAAAACGATGAGTGTTATACGACAACGAGGACGTCGGTATCAGGTAGACTACACTACAGCCAACGGAGTCCGACTACGACCATCCTTCAAGACTTGGGAAGACGCCAGTGATTGGGTGAATACGGTTACCGACAGAGAGCGACGCGGATTGGACGTGTCCACTGAGGTATCTCAAGCGACCAACAAACTGGTGGTGAACATGCGTACCCTCGCGGAAGAGACGCTTAACCGACATTGGCGTGGACGCAAGAGCGAGTTGAGCCTGTGGCGTAACGCTAAGGATTGTTACCAACGCATCGGTCCATCGGTAGCCGTCAAGGACGTGAGGGAATCGGAGGTCGATCAACTGGTGTACGAGTTGGAGCGTGACGGTAAGAGCAACGGAACTATTAACCGAAAGCTCGCCGCTCTAAGCGTCATGTTCAAACATGCATATAGACGTGGCTACATCGACCGTATGCCTATGCTTGAACGAAAGAAAGAAGCTCAAGGTCGTATCAGGTGGTTGACTGAAGAAGAAGAGACGATAATGTTCCGCAAGTTCATCGAGGTAGGGCGTCCGTATATGGCTGACATATGCATGATACTAATAGATACCGGCATGAGGACGGGTGAGTTGTTCAAACTTCTCGGTCGTGACGTCGATCTTGATGAAGGCTTGGTCTATTTGTGGGACACCAAGAACGGACGGTCGAGATCCATACCGTTGACGGAACGAGCGATTCAAGCGTTCAAGCGACAAGAGTACGAGACTCACACGCATCCGTTCGACGTCACCCAGGATAGCTGGACGCACTGGTGGGGTCGTATGAAAGACTTGATCGGTCTAAAGGACGACGCTCAATTCGTACCGCATTGTCTAAGACATACGTGCGCGTCTAGATTAGTACAACGAGGGGTCGATTTACGGGTGGTTCAGGAGTTCCTCGGACACCGTTCGATCAACACGACTTTACGTTACGCTCACCTCGCACCAAAGGATTTGGAAAAGGCGCGTGACGCACTCGAAACTTGTGACGAGCTTGTGACCCAGACGGCATGATTGTGACGGAACTGTGACGCGATGTTAATATTCGTTAATATATATTCTCTGTATAATCAAACACTTAGCTCAAGCGGGCGTGGTGAAATTGGTAAACACAAGGGACTTAAAAGAGACGAACATCCAACGTGTGTCGCAGTTCCGCTTACTAACTTCCTAATAAATAACAACAACTTACTAGATTTAATATCCGACGTGTCGGTCATGCGAATGCATGGCGTCGTCACGTGGTGACTTAACTGTGACTGAAACTATGAAAGATAAAAACGGAAAAGAAGAACTGAGGATGTGGCCGACACCTAGAGCGGGACAATGCGGGATGAGCGCAAAAACAAGTGGACGAGACGTGACTAAATCCGGGTTTCTCGGAACCCAAGTAGCGTTGGAAGAGGGCTTAATAGACCCGGAAACAGGATGCCTTTGGAGGTCACAAAGAAAAAGAGCCGAACCAAAACCTGAAGAAAGCGAGGAAAACTAAGTGCTTGTAAACGGAATCCTATCAATTAAAACTACGGTCACAAAGCTCGTCACAAGTCACAAAATCCACTCGTGTGAAATATCCCTTGTGCGGGTCAAACCCTTGGTGAGTAAGGGATGCGGGCGTGGTGAAATTGGTAAACACAAGGGACTTAAAAGACGGGTATTAAACCATCGCGTCACAGGACACCCACCTAACTCCTTCAAATATAACAATTACTTAGTTGACATTTTATCCGACGTGCCTGTACTCGTAGTAGGTACGGAAGTCACGCTGTGACTTCGCTGTGACGAATCCCATTCAAAAACGATGAGACAAGAAAGCTTAAACCGAGAGATGGTCGAAGCGGGTATTGCCCGTTATAGATCAAAGGTGGAATCGGCAAGAGTACGTGGTCGTGAGACGGACGCTCCCTATGGACAACGCTTAATGCGAGCGGCGTTACCCGACTACATCAAGGATCTCCGCCGCCGTATCCTGTATCACAAGAAGCACAGCCACGCCGTGCCGTTTTGGATGCCGTTGATATGGGAGTTACCTCCGCAAGACATAGCGTTCCTTTCCATGAAGAGCGTGTTGGACTCCATCAGTCTACGTCAAAGCGTGGTCAAAGCGTCGATACGGGTAGCATCCGCGTTGGAAGACGAGGTTCGTTTGAAGTGGATGAAGGAGAAGTATCCCGATGTCTTCAAGTACGCTATACGCGACGTCAAACGAGCAGGCAACAAGAGCTACTCCCGACAACGAGACGCATTCATCCGACACGAAGTAGGCGAAGCCAAGAAGGGTAACATGGAACGCTTCAAAACGTGGTCGAAGAAAGAGAAGGTGTCGATGGGTACGTGGTTGTTGGAGTTACTACGAGCCACTACTCATTTCATACAGTTCGTATCACTGAGTCAATCAGGCAAGAAGACGCGCAAGACCACCAACTACGTGTCCGCAACCGACGACTTGTTCGAATGGATACGAGCGTTCAACGACGATCAAGAAATACTGTCGCCTCTTTGGTTGCCCATGACGGAACAGCCTACTGAATGGAAGTCCATTTGGTTCGGTGGTTACGGAGACCCTGCTCTACCGCAACTCAAGTTAGTAAAGAGCTTCGACATGGACTACTTGAGGGCGTTGGACTTCGAAGAGTTGAAACCTATGGCGGACGCCGTGAACCACATCCAACGAACGCCGTGGACGGTGAACGACCGGGTGTTGAACGTCGCTCGATGGGCGTGGGACAACAACAAAGAGATCGGGGAGATGACCCGACGGGAAGATTACGAACGACCGCCGTGGCCACCTGAAGCTGACACCGACCCGGAAGTAAAGAAGGAGTGGTCGAGGAAAGCCGGAGAGATATACGAGCTTAACCTGTCGTTACGTTCTCAACGGTTACAAGCAATCAAGACGCTGTGGATGGCGGATAAGTTCAGCGGTAAAAATTTCTACTACCCTTCGCAAGTTGACTTTAGAGGACGTGTCTATCCGATACCGCATTTTCTAACACCACAAGGAACCGACCTAGCTAAGAGCTTGTTGTTGTTCGCGGAGAGCGAGACGGTATGGGAAGCAAAGGAAGAGACGAAGTGGTTGGCTATTCACGGCGCTAATTGTTTCGGCAACGACAAGATAACCTTCGACGAACGTGTTAAGTGGGTTCACTCCAAACGCAAGGAGATCCATGAAGTATACACCGACCCGATAACGAACGATTGGTGGCAGTCAGCGGATGAGCCGTGGCAATTCCTAGCGTTCTGTTTGGAGTGGGGAGACATGCTGGCGTGTGGTGGTCGAGGTTTCAAGACACGCCTACCGTGCGCAATGGACGCATCCAACAACGGCATACAGATACTCAGCCTGTTAGCGAGGGACGAGGTAGGAGCGGAAGCAACCAACGTCACGCAAACAGCTACACCTGCCGACCTGTACGCATTCATAGCCGACCAAGTGAACACTGTCATGCGAAAGGACGCCGACAACGGTGACGTCATAGCTCAAGCTTGGTTGTCGTTCGGTGTTGATCGCAAGACGTGCAAGCGTCCGGTCATGGTCAAACCTTACGGCGGTACTCGACACAGTTGTCGGGCGTACGTGGGCGAATGGTTCAACGATCTCATACTGGAAGGAAGAAAGAACCCATTCCCCGACTACAACGACCAACGAGAAGCTCTCACCTATCTAACCACTAAGTTATGGAACGCCATGAACAACGACTTGAGCGGACCTACGACGACGATGAAGTGGTTGCAAGACGTAGCGAAGGTGTTGTCGACGAACGACACGCACGTTGATTGGACGGCGCCGACGGGATTCAAAGTACGACAACGGTACGTCCAACAGTCCGCTCACAATATTAAGACGTTGTTAGGGGAGAAGCTCACCTTTGTTAAATGGCGTGAAAGAACGAACGACTTGGACAAGCGACGCCAAGGTAACGGTATCTCTCCCAACTTCGTACACAGTCTCGACGCCGCCGGTGTACACATGACCACCAACGTAGCAAGGGAACACGGCATCACCTCGTTGGCTATGGTTCACGATAGCTACGCTACCCACTGCAACAAGTGCGATGAACTCGGCGGGATACTCCGTCTACAGTTCTGGAAGATTTTTCAACCTGACCTCCTACTTAAATTTAGGGAAGAGGTCTCAACACAAACCGATAAGGAGTTGCCGGAGCTACCGCCATACGGGTCATTAGATCCAGCGGAGGTACTAGGTTCCGACTACTTCTTTGCATAGTAATAGGAGAACGATACAGATCATGAGTAAAACTAAAACAATAACTACACCAGTTGGAATCGGCAGGTACACGTGGCTGAACAAGCCGGACAAGACGTACGACGAAGCTTACGGCGTCTACCGCACGGACTTGATACTCTCGGAGGAAGATTGGAACGCCTTCAAGTTGGAAGTCAAACCGTTGTACGAGCAAGCCTTTGCGGATGAACAAGTCAAGCAAGGCAAGAAGAAGCTGAAGCAGCACGGATCACCTATCAGCATCGACGAAGAAGGTCAGCACGTTTTGAAGTGCAAACTGAAAGCCGGTGGTAAGCGTAAGGACGGAACGGAATATGCGTTAAGCGTGGGTCGCTTCGATGGTAACGGCAAACCGTTGGACAAGGACGTCATCATCGGCGGAGGTTCCAAGATCAAGTTGGCGATACGACCTAAGTTTTGGTACGTGTCCGCTCTTGGTTTCGGTATGACGCTTGAGCCACACGCCGTTCAAGTCCTTGAGTTGGAGTCGATCCAAGCTGGAGCGGCAAGCGCCACTACATACGGCTTTACCGCCGTCGAGGGAGCTTACCAACAAGGCGGTGAAACATTCGAAGAGACCTTGGATGCCGAGACGGAGACGAAAGAAACAGAACTCAAAGCGAACTTCTAACGGGTTCCGCTCCGGGTTCGAAGCTACCGTAGCTAGTCAACTGCGTCGATGCGACGTTGATTACAACTACGAGACGCTTCAGATCGAGTATCGAAAGATCGCCACCTACCTGCCGGACTTCATTTTGCTGAACGGAGTAATCCTGGAAGCAAAGGGAGTCTGGACGGTGGAGGATCGGACTAAACATCTGTTGATACGAGAACAGCATCCGGAGTTGGACGTTCGCTTAGTCTTTCAAAACGCTAACAATAAGATTCGCAAAGGCAGCAAGACTACCTACGCCGCTTGGTGCGATAAGAAAGGAATTAAATGGTGCAACAAAGTGATACCGAAGAGTTGGTTCCAGCAGCGATACACCAACCATGCGATGATTGCGGGAGTAGTGACGCTCTCACCAGAAACGTAAATGGTTCGACCAAGTGTTATAGCTGTGAGACCTTCACTCCCGGTAATAGAAACAACAACGAACCCATCGAGGTGCGACGTCCCGACGGAACGTTCGTATCGGGTGGTGCGTATCAGATGTTAGCTCGACGCAACCTGACCGAAGAGACCTGCCGTAAGTGGGGTTATCAGATAGCAACGGTCGGTGGCGAAGACGTACAGGTAGCTAACTACAGATCGAGAGACGGCAAGCTGGTTGGTCAGAAGATTCGTTACGCCAACAAGAGCTTCTCTACTCGCGGTGAGTTACTCGGACTATACGGACAACACCTGTGGAGGGACAGCGGTCGAAGGGTCGTTGTCGTCGAAGGAGAGGTGGACGCTCTTAGTCTGAGCCAAGCGTTCGAACACAAGTGGCCTGTAGTAAGCGTACCACACGGAGCGGGAAGCGGTAAGAAGCACGTCGCTCAGGCTCTCGATTGGTTAGAGCGATACGAGGAGGTCGTGTTCATGTTCGACATGGACGAGCCGGGTCGCAAGGGAGCCGCTGAGTGCGCGATGTTGTTGACGCCGGGACGGGCGAAGATAGCGGAGCTACCACTCAAAGACGCTAACGATATGCTCACAGCCAACAGGACTAAGGAGTTGGTTCAAGCGTGTTGGGAAGCGAGAGACTTCCGACCTGACGGTATCGTTGGAGCGGAGGAGCTATGGGAGAAGATAACCGAGGAGGTGAACACCGAATCCAAACCGTACCCTTACGGAAACCTGAACACCATGACGCACGGTCTAAGAGGCGGTGAGTTGGTGACGGTTTGCGCTGGGTCGGGGATCGGTAAATCACTATTCTGTCGTGAGATTGCCTTGGGGCTTTTGAACGAAGGTGAGACCATCGGTTACATAGCGTTGGAAGAGTCGGTCAGACGTACGGGTCTGGGGATAATGGGTTTAGAAATGAATAAACCGTTACACCTAGAGAACGACGTTGAGGAGGAGGAACTACGAGAGGTGTTCGACAAGACGGTAGGGAACGGACGGTTCTTTACCTACGATCACTTCGGTAGCTGTGACTCCGACAACCTGCTCGCCAAGATCCGCTATCTCTGCAAGGGACTCGACTGCAAATGGATCTTCCTCGACCACCTATCGATTGTCGTTAGTGGGTTCGATGGAGACGATGAACGTCGTTTGATAGACAACACCATGACCCGACTGCGTTCGCTCGTCGAAGAGACTCAATGCGGAATGGTCTTGGTCAGTCATCTCAAGCGACCACCCGGAACCGGACACGAGGAAGGAGCGATAACAAGCCTTGCTCACCTCCGTGGTTCTCACGCCATACCGCAACTTAGCGACATGGTAATAGGATTAGAACGAAACCAACAGGCGGCAGAAGACGCCAATCAAACTCGCGTGCGTGTGTTGAAGAACCGTTTCAGTGGTGAGACGGGGTTAGCAACGACGCTTTATTATGAACAAGACACAGGAAGGTTAAACGAAAATGATAAGACGATTCTTCAGATTAATACCGAAGCTACCAACGATAATCAATCCCCGTTCTAGACGTCAGAAGCTACTTAAAGCTATGCGTGAAGTCGAGAGCGGTGGAGAGGGTACGCCGTGGGCGGTGGGCGACAGCGGTCGTTCGCTTGGTCCCTACCAGATTACCTATGGCTATTGGTTGGACGCAGTCCGATTCACGCCTGAGTTAAAGGAAGGAACATGGCCTATGGTCGTCGACCGAACCTACGCCGAAGCGATCATGCACAGCTACTGGAAGAAACACGCACCGTTGAACGCAACGTGGGAACAACTAGCTCGCATCCACAATGGCGGACCCAAGGGACACGGAAGACCTGAGACGGCGAAGTACTGGCGTAAAGTCTGCACACATCTATAGACACTAACTAAAAACGAGGAACAATGAATAACGTAACACTATACTTCGACATCGAAACGAACGGTATCGAAGACTTCACGACACTCAGCGACTTGAAACAAGTACATTGTCTGAGCGTCTACAATCCACAACAGAAACGCATGGTCACCTTCGACGGCAAAGGAATACCGGAGGGACTACGATGCATGGATCAAGCGGGTTATCTGTGCGGACACAACGTTGTGGGCTTCGACCTACCGGTGTTGAAGAAGCTGTACAACTACTCACCGAAACCACGCATCTTGGACACGGCTCTAACGAGTCGCGTCATGCACAGCGATCTACGCGGACTCGACATGCAACGAAAGGACTTCCCTAAAGAGTTGTGGGGTTCTCACAGTCTCAACGCATGGGGTCACCGTTTGGGCGGTATCAACAAGATAGCCTACGAAGGTAACTTCGAACGGTACGACGAGGACATGAAGAAGTATTGCGAACGCGACGTACTCGTTACCTATGCGTTGGCTCAATACTTGAAGGCGTTGGAACCCGACGTCCGTATGTTGTCGATTGAACACGGCTTCGCTCACGTCATACGCAAACAGGAACTACGAGGCTTTTGTTTCGATGAAGCTAGAGCGATGGCGTTCATCAGTCATCTGACTCAGCTACGAGCGGAAGTAAAGGACAAGCTACAGGTCATGTTTCCACCGCGTGTCGAGGAGATGAGGACGCCGAAGGGTTGGTCGTTGACGCTTGACGGAGACGTAACGATAGAAGCGGAGACCAAGGGCAAGCTCAAGGAGATGCTCAAGGAGATGGATATGAAGCAAGCGTTAGTCAACCAATCAGTCAAGATGGACAACAAGACGAAAGCCATACCGTTCAATCCGGGTAGCCGTGATCAGATAGCGGCTCGTCTAGTGGATTTAGGATGGGAACCCACGGAGCGAACACCCGACGGTCGTATAAAG